ACAAATACTATTCTAATTTAAAATGATTCTAAACTATATAAATAAGGCATTATTGCCACAATTAAAAAGTGAGGTTTTATGCGGTTCATCACCACCTATAGGTTTTTTGAAATTATTAAATTTGACAAAACCCTTTAGAAAAAGAGAGGTGATCTGGCACTTTGGTGATCAGCAAGGAATACCAACGTTTTTTGAAGACAGGGGCCGCGCGAGTACTTTGGATTTGATTTTTGCATTTAAAATTCTGGAAAACCTATAGGCCTGATGTTATAGAAAGCTATGCCCAAGAAGAGAAAACTAAATACAATTGATAAAATCAATAATGATATTCCATACCACAAGTACAGAGTAGAGTGGGTTGATTGTGTATCTGATTCTGGTTGGGCTAGTGAGAAAGAATTTAATAAGATGAAGTTAGCTACACCGGTCAATGAAGGTTGGCTATATGAAAAAACAAAAAACCATATTAAAATATTTGCTTCGTATGATAAGGATGAAGACGGAATTACTTTTGGAGATAGAACTATGATTCCTCGTCAATGGGTGAAGAAGATGACGAAACTTTCTTAACTCTAGGAATAATTTTTTCATCTATATTTTCTTGAGTCTCGCTGTCTATCAAAGGTGAATATTCTCTCATGATAGTTGCAAACTCTTTACGCATATCTTCTATGCTGGCTTTCTTGATATCACCAGTCAATATCATTTTTTGTTCTACATACAAAGCTCCAGCTTTACCACGTGCTACCTCTGCATTTGTAGCTGCTGACCAGGCCTTGTTCTTTCTTGCTTCATCTCGTAGTCTACCAAGCTCAGTAAGATGGCTTTCTATATCAATCTTATACTTCTGTTGGTTTTCTTCTCTAAGCTCACCTATATACTTTACAACCAATGGAAACTTCTGAGGGTTTTGTAATTCTGATGCTGTGATTCTAGCTCTGTCTTTTTCATAGCCAGCTTCGATAGCACACTCATACGCATGCATACGTCCCTCATTAGTCACCAACAAGTTGGCAAACTTTAACTGCATTTCGGTCAATCTTTTAGGCACTCCCATGGCTTGACTTTTAACGTAACATAACGTAATAGTCAACCACATGATAAATGCGAAAGAACTAGCTAAACAGCTAGACAATTTTTTAAAGTCACCCACATGTCAAAATGCTAGGGTACAGGTTAGACTACCAAGGGGAGAGTTTCATTCTCCGGATGGTCACTTTGATATTCATTCAATTACTTTATTTGAAAACAATATAATTGGTGCAAGAGAATCACACAGATTAGTGATTGATATTGCTTCTGAGAGTTGGAGAATGGGTTCAGTTAAGAAAAAAGCGTAAACAATTGTTACGTCGAAAAATCGATGGGACCAGAGGCAAAATTTTATCAATATTGGAAGAAAAATACACCCAACATTTCGTACACAAGACTTGAAAACACTAGCAGTTTAGGCACGCCAGATGTGTTGGCATACAACAAAAAAGGCACATTTTTTACTATCGAATTCAAAGTAACAAAACGTAACAAATTAAGCATTTCACCACACCAAATTGCGTTTCACGTGAAACATCCGAGGCATAGTTTTATCCTCGTAAAGTCCCTCGCTTCCGGCTGCTTGAAACTTTATACAGGGGACCAGATTCAGGAGCTTGTTGTTTCAGGCTTGTTGCTTGATGCTTCTGCGACAGGGCTTGATGCTTGTCGCTTGTTGCTTGAAGATTTAGCTTGACGGTTCGCGCTTGAAGCTTGTTGCTTCTCCCACTCTTTTCTTATCTTCTCAAGCTCTTTATAATATTTAGGGTGACGCCACATTAGAATTATTCTAAACTAATTCCAGGCCAGTAAAACATCCCGTCCCTGCGCTTGCGCGTCTTATCTGTCCGTACATTGTGACCGCTCGCGTGAATTTAATCACCATATTTTTACACGGCCCATTTACTAGCCTGGAATTAGTGTTTCCCATAGCTTATATTATTTACATTTCTATTCCAGCATTGTCTACAATCTCCGCAGCTGTTGCCCTGCTTCGGTGCTGGGCAGCTCGCGCCGCCCTTACTAGTCACCGTCGAAGTCCAAGGCCAAAATTTAACCGGGCCTTGGTCTATCATATGCGAGGACATACGAATTATTAAATTGTCTGGAACTTCAACTGTTGGGTTTTCAATCTGGCTTAAAAATTGAGCCTCCCGCGTTGGCATCCAGTGCCATGTTTCAGGTGTTAACCTGCACACTTCAAAAATTTTATATAAATGCTCCATGCTTTGGATATCTCCGGCATCGTGCCATCTAAAATATTTTTGTCTTTTAATTTGTGCAACCATTGCAGCAACCCAGCCCGGCTTCTTCAGTGCTTCTAGTCGCTGGTACTGTGCAGCCTTAATTGCTTTGTATCTTGTATAGTTACCTTTCAACGCGTAACAGCTGGCGCAAACGCTGCCCTTAATTTTTCTTAACTTGCTCCCGGTCTTGCACTCCCATGCAGGTAAACTGTAACTCAGGCCCGGCATCTTAGACGTTCGAGTCAGTGATCCGGTAATTTGTTTTGCTTCTTTTACTTTCATAATGTCCTCTCTTTCTGCATCCAATATAATGATGGATATCTAGAAGTCAATATATTTATTTACAAGCTGCGACAATATTGTCATTTGACTTAAGGGATTTTATAGGATATACTAGGGGCGGGCGGCCGGGGTCACATGCTTGAAGATTCGCGGGCCCACCCTCCCGGGCCGCTTGTTGCTTGTTGCTTGCCGCTTCAGGCTCTTTAACCCGCCCACGCGTTGAGTTAGCGGTAGAGTCCCCTGAAGCTTGCAGCTTGACCAGTACCGGCCACCCGCACAAATTTCTTATGAGCCGGCTCTTCCAGCTAAAAGCTTTAGGTATAAACTGATCAGGTCTAACTGGAGATGATCAACTGTTACACTCCGTGCACCAATTAAACCTGGGATCAGTTAAGACCACTCACCCTCATGCATATAAATATGCAATCACTCATGGGATCCACTGATCCCAGGTCTATCAACGGTACGGGCGCGACCCGGATGGCTAATAGACCAGGGATCAGTCCAGGTCGTACGAAGACGGTTGCGTTGCGAACGGTGTGACGCACAACCTGGAGTTGTCCGATTGTTTTAGTTTATAAGGTTGTATACAATCAAAAAAACCTTATATTACATATAATGGATTATCCTATAATAGTAAATGGTCAAAAGTGTCGCACCTAAAATAAATATATTATTATCCAATATTATACTTGACACTATATTTTAACATGGTATAAGAGGATATAAATAAACGAAAGAGGATAATATGACAAATGACAAAAAATACTTTGTAATTGAAGAAAGGGTTTATTCATATCCTAATCAACATTCAAAGTATTACATAATGAAAGACAAAGCGTACTCATTATCGGAAGCAACTAAAATGTTGATTGCTTACGAGCAACTAAATGACAGTGATACAACAAAGTATCATTTACAATTGGTTGATTTAATGCTGAGCGATAATACCCATAAACCTTTAGTATTAACTGATGAGGTGCAACAATGAGTAAAACAATGACTAAATATCAGCTTGAACACTTTAAAGATAAAGTAAAAAGGCAGTTTAACCCAATGATTGAAGAACAGGAATTATTAGTTAAACAATTTAAAACAGAAGCAACTGACAAAGCTGTTGATAAGCTGGCTAAAAAAATGGGCGCAGATAAAATTATCAAGCAGTTTCAGGAAGCAGAGGTAAAACTAGCAGAGGCAAGAGCAACAGCGCTGACATTTTTTACTAAAAAGAAACCCATAGATCAGGAGTTAAATTGGAGGTTTAGAGATAAACATTCTACATATGATGATGATAAACTTACTCTTCAAGATTGCCATGACCAATTAAGGGATTGGGCTTCTACTCTCGCAGAACGCGAGATCGAGAAAAGACCAGAGGGCGCTAAACTTAAACATTTAAAAGACTTAAAAACTAAAGCTCTTGATGTTGTTATGGAAAGCGGAACGCCTGATGCGTTAGCAATTGCTCTTGACAATGTATCTAAAAAGATAGGTTTAAGGTGGAATCAAGATTTACAGGCGCTTCCAAACTTTAAACAATAACACTTGACAGGGTATCCTATTTGATATAGGATACCCCATAGAAAGCGAGGAAGAATGAAAACATTTAAAATAATATATTATTCTAACAAGGATAAAAAACATATTATAAGAAAAGGTACACACGACGAGAAGTCAAGATTTGGCACTTCTAAAAAAGGTGTTCCTTACTATGTATATTATGACTTGGATAAGTCAGGATATAGAACAGCGACTACAAGTTGGAAAGTTTATTAAAATAACACTTGACAGGGTTATCCTACTTATGATAGGATAACCTATAGAAAGCGAGGAAGAATGAAAACAATTAAATACAATAACAAGGAATACAAGATACCAGCGCCATTCGATCAATGTTTTTTTGGTAGTGAGCCAACTAAAGAGATGACTATTCATAATCGATTTAGTGATGAAAACTATACACAATCTGCAAAGCTACCAGCATTTGCTGTTGCTATCTATGACACAATCATAGGTGCTGAAGCTACTGAGGATTATGATACAATGCAACAGGGATTGGATTGGTTTAGCAGAAATTTTACAAAGGAATATATGACACTGTTAGATTAATAATAAAACATGGGTATGCACTTTGTGCATACCCTATCCAGCATTATCCTATGCAATAACTGCATACCACCACAGGTTGTGCGCGTCCGCTTGGCGGCTCGCGGGCCCACCCACCCAAGATAGAGGTACCACAACGATTTGCAAATTTGGAAGTTTATTTGTAAGCGATCCCCGGTAAACGATAGGGATCCTATATGGCTACCCTATATAGTCAGTTTTGTATAGTCAAATCCCTCAAAATCATTATAAAGGCAAATTAAACATATAAAAAAATTTTACAAAAATTTTTTCAAATGCAAAAACAATTTAAACTAGAAGACCTAGATCAGCTGCCTCCTAAGATTAGGGATAGAGCCAAACAACTACTAAGTGGAATATCTGAAGAAGAGAAAAAAGAAAAAGCAAAAAATAATTTTTTAGATTTTACCAAACACATATGGCCTGACTTTATTGAAGGTGAGCATCATAAAATTATTGCAGATAAATTTAATAAACTAGCAACAGGAGAAATAAAAAGATTGATAGTGAATATGCCACCAAGACAT